TCTTAGTAGCTGTGTAGCTACCAAAAAACAAAAAAACAGATTCCTTGCTAAATATTGTGAGAGAAAAGATAGCATCAGTTATGTTGTTAAAGACTCAACTGTATACAAGGATACTACCATATTTATACCTACAATAGTTAATACACCAATCTACCTGGAGAATCCTTGCAAATTACTTTGTGACTCACTAGGAAATTTAAAACCCTTCAGCAAAACTTCAGGTAAAGGCTCAGGTCTTTTATCTCATGTGCACACTGTAGGGAACAGTATTGTGTTTGACTGCAGAACAGATTCTTTAAAGGCCCGCATTCAATGGCTTGAGAAACATCAAACGGTTACTACCAATTCTCATACTGAAAATACTGTCCAAAAGCTTTGTGAATTAGAGCATAGAACCAAATTTGATGGATTTACCTGGTGGTGGTTTTGGATCACCGCAGGCTTACTGTGCTTATGGGTTCTAATCAAAATAGGTAAAACCTACTTAAAAGCATACCTACCCTTCTTAAAATAATTTAAAGTAAACATTGTAAGTTTAAAAGTTTATATGTACATTTGCATATAAACTTTTTAAATTTAAAACAATGTCTGAAACAACAAACCAACCAAAAGATGTTGAACTTACCCCTGAACAGATTGCAGAACGTAGGGCTCAACTCAAAGAATTTTATGAAAATCAAATGGATTTACTCAGACCTCAACTTGAGTATGAAACTACTTTGGCTGCAATCGAAGAACAAAGATTTAAAAGAATGACTATGATCATTCGTCAAGCTGAAATGTCTATGGGGCCTAAAGAAGAGAAAGAACAAAGACAAACAGAGGGTGAAGAAAAAAAAGAGAGAACTCTTAAGAAAGATTAATAATTAGTCAATAAACCAACATGGCTAGATTTAATAAAGTAGATAAAAAAGTCAAACTGACTTTGGAAGAAATAATTAAGTTTCAGATAATCACTCATTGTTATATAAATCATATAACAATCAGTGACTCTGAGATTAATTGTTTGACCCTATTGGGTCTTAACGGTAAAGCAGAATTATCAGATTTTTGTAATGCATGCTGTGTACCCGAGAACAGGGACAAAGATTCTAAGCTGGCTATTACCAAAGTTATATTCAAGACTCCACAAACAGTTAGAAATTGTTTAGCTAAACTGGCTAATTACAATATTATTAGTAAAGTTGGCTTAGGTCATAATAAAACTGTGGAGTTAAATCCGGATTTGATGATTCAAATTACAGGTAACATATTGTTGGACTATAAAATTTTTCACATTGATACCCAAGAAAGCTAGAGATTTTAAGAAAGCCACAGCCGAAGAGACCGGGTTTTCTGAAGAATTAACAAGTTCTTTGATTGATTTTTACTGGACCACTATTAGAAAAGACCTCTCTGCTCTAGTGCACCCGAATATATCGATAGTAAACTTAGGTATATTCAAGATAAAACACTGGAAGCTTGATGATACTGTAGCTCATTATGAACAGATTATTGGTAGGATAGAAGGTAATTTTTACAAGCATGCCATGAGAATTGATATCAATGATAAACTTGATAAGATTCAAAGATTAAAACAACTATTAAAAGAAGATGAAGAAAGGTTAAACAAGAAAAAAGCACTGAGAGAAAATGAAAACATTGATAAAAATATGGAACAGTAAACACTTGATTTGGCAAGGTGTTATAAACAAGTTATTTAAAAAAGACCCAATTGAGATTCTCTACAGAGAACGTAAAGCTATCTGTATGAAATGTGAATTAGTTGACCGTGTAGGTCATAGTTGTGTAATGCCAGGCACTCAACCTTGTTGTAGTGATTGTGGATGTAGTCTTGCTTTAAAATTAAGATCTCCAGATTCATCTTGCCCGCATCCGGATGGTCCTAAATGGAAGGAGGCTCAGGTATGAGTGTAAGTCGTGTATTATTAAAATCTAGAAGAACTGGAGCTATGCAATTTACGAAAGATTTATTTAAACAAACCTTATCAGATTTCCATAAACCCTATACTGAAAAGAGAGAGATGGTTATTATGACGGGTGCTGGTGGTAGGGATATGTTTGATGAAGCAATTCAAAAACAAAATGATTTAGATTTTGCTGATTTTTTAGCTTCTAAATCACACATCTCCGAAGATGAAAAAACTCGCATTCACCAAATGATTAATGCTACACCTGATGATTATGAAGTAGCAAAAGTTATACTAACACAATTATCAGAAAAACATTTTTCTTATTATCACACAACTAAAAGATTAAAGTAATGTCAGTAACATTTAAATCAGCCAACCATAAATATGAAAGTCTTGACCCTAATGAAAGGATTGACTGGATTAGTGTAACTAGTTTTGTAGCCATGTTCAAACAAAAGTTTGACCCTGTTAAGCAATCGGTTAAATCTTCTACAAATCCAAGGTCTAAGTGGTTTGGTATGGATCCTTTAGAAATTCAAGCTCATTGGGCTAGTGAAACAGACCGAGCTATTACTGCCGGTTCCTGGTATCACGACCAAAGAGAAAGTGATTTAACTAGCATTGATACTATTCAAAGAGCTGGTAGAGAAATTCCTATTATCAAACCTATAATTAATGATGGTGTAAAGCATGCTCCGGTACAGAGATTAACTGAAGGAATTTATCCAGAGCACATGGTTTATCTTAAGTCTGCCGGCATCTGCGGTCAATCAGATAGAGTTGAAGTTATTAAAGACACTGTTGATATTGTAGATTATAAAACTAATAAGGAAATTAAAGTTGCAAGCTTTGTTAATTGGGAGGGTAAATCTCAAAAGATGGAAGGGCCTTTATCTCATGTTGATGATTGCAATTTTAACCATTATGCTCTACAGTTAAGTATTTATATGTATATTATATTGAAGCATAATCCAAGATACAAAGCTGGTAAAATGTTTTTACATCATGTAGTTTTTGAGAAAGAAAGTGAAGACAAGTTCGGTAATCCTATTCTTAAAAGAGATAGTAATGGTGAAGTAATTGTAAAAACTGTTATACCATATGAAGTACCTTATTTAAAAGCTGAAGTAATATCAATGATTAATTATTTACAAGACAATAGAAAATGAGTGACGAATATGAACACCAGTCGTACTGGACAACCTTAAACAAGAGACTTAATAAAGAACAAGAAGCTGTTTGCTCTGAACCTATATGCTTTCATGAAGATGAAAAAGGTAACTGCTTGATGAGTGTTAAATTTGTAATGATGGATCTAGGTAAAGTTAATCCACCTTTTTGTGAAACTATAAAAAATAAAAAATGATAAGACTATTTGATTTACAAAATGGCAAGGTCATTCCTACAGAGCACTGTTATACTATAGGATATCTTAAAGACATCATGGATGAATATCCTGAAGATTATTTATCAGTATATGCATTTCTTTTTTACATGACTTGTCCAAATGAGGACCTTAATCCTTACTTCAATATGAATGAAGGAGAGAAAGAAGAAATCATCATGAGGGATGTTCGCGGTAACTTTACTACAGAAGATCCTTTAGTTATTACAGCTTTAAGTAATATGCTATTAATGTTTACTACACCTACATCAAGAGCTTATACAGGTATAAAAATTGCATTAGATAATATGGGTGAAGTAATGGCTACAACTAAACCTACTTTTGGTAGAGATGGTTCAGCTACAGCCTTATTAAGAATTGCTGAAAAGTTTGACTCCGTACGACAATCTTACAAAGGAGTATACAAAGATTTACAAGATGAACAATCAACTAGAACAAGAGGTGGAGGCTCTTTAGCTTATGACATGTAATACAGAATTACAAGATTGGTTATTTCACTATAACCCTTACAAAAAAGAATGGTGTGCTTTTAAAAGAGACCAGCTTAATGATTATTTTAATGGTACTTTAAAACATGCTATTATTTCAAAAAATCACCGTATCTTAGTGTCAGCTATTACAAAAGCTAATGGTGATGAACAAAAAATAAAACTTTTAGTAAGACTTGCTCAATTAAATGGATAGTTTCTTTTTTACAGATATACCCACATGGGAAAATGGTGTTTGGACTACTACAAGTTTTAGTACTCAGGAAGACTTTGCTCTTTTCATTAAAACATTATTTTTAGAACCAGGTAAGTATGAGTTTGATGAAACTTCTTTTGTTTTTGCTAAAGAAGCTAAGAAATATCAGAAAGATGGATTCTATTGTGAGGCTGCTGTAAAAAGTAGAGATTACATTGAATATTGGGATGCCCAAAAAACTAGATGTAGAAAAGGAGCCTTTTACAAGAATAAAGGGAAGACGTGGTTCCTCACTAGGGAATACTACATGTGGTTGAACTTCCTACCGATTAATGACAAGGAGAAAAAGAAGTTTGATTTCCCTTCTGTAAGGGATGCTCAATATCACATGGCCTTGTATGAATTCTTGGCTGAGTTAAACTATATGCATTGTGCTATCTTGAAGAAACGTCAGATAGCCTCTTCATATTATCATGCCGCTAAACTGATCAATCTTATATGGTTTGAACAAACTCCTATTCTAAAGATTGGAGCTTCATTAAAAGGTTATGTTCTTGATACTTGGAAATTCTTAGCTGAATACAAAAACTTCTTGGATTTAAATACAGCCTGGTACCGTGATATGAATCCAGGAAAACCTTTGGATTGGATGCAGCAAATTGAAACAACCATTCAAGGAAGTAACAGAAAGACTATGGCTGGTTTAAAAGGAGTTCTAAAAGGAACATCTTTTGAGAAAGACCCAACAGCCGGTGTCGGTGGGCCTTGTACTTTCTTTTTCCATGAAGAGGGTGGGATTGCCCCGCATGCTGATAAAACTTTAGGTTATATGAAGCCTGCCTTAAAATCAGGTTTAATTACTACGGGTGTGTTTGCCATTGCTGGTTCTGTAGGTGATTTAAGTCAGTGTGATCCGTTAAGAAAAATGATCATTCACCCAGAGGCTAATGACATTTATCCGGTGGAGTCTAACCTACTTGATAGTAAGGGAACATTTGGTAAATCAGGATTGTTTATTCCTGAGCAATGGTCTATGCCGCCATGTGTTGATGAGTTTGGTAACTCTAAAGTTGAGGAAGCTTTAAAGATGCTAGATGCTTATTTCATTCAAAAGAAAAAAGATTTAAGTCCTGAAGATTACCAATTAGAATTGTCTCAGCATCCGCGTAACATTGAGGAGGCTTTTGCTACAAGAACTGTATCCTTATTTCCAAGTCACTTAGTGGCTGCTCAGAAGAGAAGAATTGAGGAGAAAGAATATATCACTGAATTTATTGACTTAAGTAAAAATGCTGATGGCAGCTTTAATGTAGACAAGAGTAATAAGATTCCTGTAATGGAATTCCCTGTAACCAAAGCAACTGAAGATAAAACAGGAGTTATTGTTATGCATGAGAAACCAATACCTGGTGCCGCCTGGGGAACTTACTATGCTTCTATTGACCCTGTTTCCCAAGGTAAAACTACTACTTCAGAATCTTTATGTTCTATTTACATTTATAAGATTCCTGTAGAAGTTACCAAGGATAATGGAATAGAAGTTACAACACATATTGAACAAGATAAGATTGTAGCTCACTGGTGTGGTCGTTTTGATGATATTAACAAAACACATGAAAGATTAGAGCACATGATTGAGTGGTATAATGCATGGACCTTAGTAGAGAGTAACGTGCCCGGCTTTATTACTCACATGATCAAGAAGAGAAAACAAAAGTATTTGGTTCCTAAAGAACAAATTACTTTTAGAAAAGACATTGAGTATGTTCAATCTAACTTCCAAGAATACGGATGGAGAAACACGGGTACTTTATTCAGAGCTCATATTCTTCCTTACTTAATCGATTATTGTAAAGAGGAGCTGGATACTCAAACTGATGATACAGGTAAGATTTACAAAACCATTTATGGAATTGAACGTATACCTGATATCATGGCTATGAAAGAGATGCAGGAGTACAGAGATGGACTCAATGTGGATAGGTTAATTGCTTTAGGAGCACTGATTGCTTTTGCTAAAGTTCAAGAAGCTAACCGTGGTATTAAGAAGAGATTTGAGAAAACAGAGAGAAAAAGCTTGGAAAAGTCAGAAAATTTGTATAAATTGAATAACAGTCCGTTTAGACATATGGGGAACACAGGAGGAAATTTTGGTCAAAAACCACCAAGAAATCCATTTAAAAATTTAAGATAAAAGATATGCAAGTATTAAATGCAATGCAATTAAAGAGTGGTAAAAAAGCCGATTATAATAGAATGGGCTCTATTACTCAGCCACTTCAATTTTTACCTAAAAGTGAGAAAGATCCTGAATGGAGTGCCTGGAATATGGACTGGTTAGAGTGGAATGGTCTTAAGCAATTAAGAAAAAATTCTAGAAGGTTAATGAAAAATTACAAATTAGCTAAAGGAACCATTGACAGAAATGACTATGTAAATGAGCCAGATAATGAGATGAGGGATATTGTGGATACATTAGCTCAAGAAGACTTTAGTGCTTTAGAGTTAAAGTTCTATCCAATAGTACCTAATGTTATTAATGTAATGGTATCCGAGTTTGCTAAACGTAATACTAAAATTACCTTTAATGCTGTTGATGATTATTCTTATAATGATCAATTAGAACAAAAAAGAATGCAAGTTCAGGATGTTTTATTCCAACAAGCTTCTCAAGATATTCTTGCTAAGATGTTGGATGCAGGTTTAGACCCGAATGATCCTGAAGTTCAACAACAATTACAACAACAAACTGCACCAGAGAACTTAAAAACTTTACCAGAAATTCAAGGATTTTTTGATAAAAGTTATAGAGGGATGTGTGAACAATGGGCTATTCATCAGCATAAAATTGATGAGGAAAGATTCAAGATGGATGAACTTGAAGAAAGAGCCTTCAAAGATATGCTTATTACAGACCGCGAGTTTTGGCATATGAAAATGAATGAGGATGACTATGATGTTGAATTATGGAATCCTGTAACTACTTTCTACCATAAATCCCCTGAAGTACGTTATGTATCTCAAGGTAACTGGGTAGGAAAAGTAGAGATGTTAACTATTTCCGATGTTATTGATAAATATGGTTACTTGATGACTCAAGAACAATTAGAATCTATTGAGGCTATTTATCCGGTAAGATCTGCAGGTTATCCGCTGCAAGGTTACCAAAATGATGGTTCTTATTATGATGCTACTAAATCTCATGATTGGAATACCAACATGCCTTCTTTAGCTTATAGACAATATATGTCCATGTATGTTAATGGTGGTGGAGTAATCGGTGATGGTGGTGGAGATATCATGCAATGGATTATGGGAGAGAATGAAGATTATGCTCCTATGGGTGCCGCTTTCTTATTGAGAGCTACCACAGCTTACTGGAAGTCTCAACGTAAGGTTGGGCATTTAGTTAAGATTACTGAAGAGGGTCAAACTATTACAGATATTGTAACTGAAGATTATAAGATTACAGACAAACCTTTGTATGATACAACTTTGCTTAAAAATAAAGGTAAGGATAATTTATTATTCGGAGAACATATTGATTGGATTTGGATTAATCAAGTTTGGGGTGGTGTTAAAATAGGACCTAATCAACCTTCTTTTTGGGGTATGAATAACCCAGGTGGTATTAACCCGATGTATTTAGGTATTGACCAAAATAGAATTGGGCCATTGAAATACCAATTAAAAGGTGATAAGACTCTCTACGGTTGTAAACTTCCTGTAGAAGGAGCTATCTTTAATGATAGAAATACCCGATCAACTTCTATGGTTGATTTAATGAAGCCTTTCCAAATTGGATATAATCTTGTCAACAACCAAATTGCTGATATCCTAGTAGACGAGTTAGGCACCGTGATCATGCTTGATCAGAATGCCTTACCTCAACACTCATTAGGAGAAGACTGGGGTAAGAATAACTTGGCCAAGGCTTATGTGGCAATGAAGAATTTCCAAATGCTTCCTTTAGATACTTCTATTGGTAACACGGAAAATCCTATTGCAAATCAAGCTTTCCAAGTAATGAACCTGGAGCAAACTCAAAGAATGCTTTCTAGGATTCAAATGGCTAACTATTTCAAGCAACAATGCTTTGAAGTAATTGGTATTACTCCTCAGAGATTAGGTCAACAAATTGGTCAAACAGATACAGCTACAGGAGTAGAACAAGCAATTGCAGGCTCTTATGCTCAAACTGAAACTTACTTTATTCAACACTGTGATCATTTGATGCCTCGTGTACATCAGATGAGAACTGATGTGGCTCAATATTACCAATCCAAAAAACCATCCGTTAGACTGCAGTATATGGCTAAAGGTTATTTCTTCTTTTTGTCTGATTTAGATTTAGCATCAAATTTATTTTTATTTTCTCGGGCAATCTGTAAATCCATCTCTTTCATTCTCATAGAAGTATTCATTTTCTCTCTTTCTATTTGGGCTCTCTCGCGGTTGTTAGCTGTTTGAGAAGCTTCTTTATTAGTTTGAAGGTTCATACTTTCTTGAAATTGTTCAGACTTTTGGATTTCTCCTAATGCATCAAGATAATCTGATTGTTTATTTTGATTAATATCTTGCATAGCTCCATAACCTGCAGATTTAATTTCAGCAATAAGGATATCTTTTCTACGGTTTTTCTCAGCCTCAGACATATCATGATCAAGCTGCATTTGTTTCTCTTTAATAGCAGCTTCAATTTCTTGCTGTTTCATGTTTTCAGCAGACTCTCTTTCAGCTTGTTCTTTGGCATCGGCTTTCTTCTCTATGGCTTTCATAGTAGTAGTA